CTCCGTGAGTTCGAATCTCACTCCTTCCTCACATTATGCTCTCGTGGCGCAACGGTTAGCGCAAGATGCTTATACCATCGAGGTTACAGGTTCAAATCCTGTCGGGAGTACAAAAGACCTCGTAGCTCAATTGGTTAGAGCTTCGCACTTTTAATGCGAAGGTTTCGGGTTCGAGTCCCGATGGGGTCACTACAAAGGAAACTAAACCTACTACATAGGGTGAAGATATCTAAGGTCGTGATGTAGATGTCGACTTAAAGTTATTTGTTGTTTCTTTTGTTATACGCATCATTAGCTCAGTTGGTTCAGAGCATTTGTCTTACAAGCAAAGGGTCGGTGGTTCGAATCCATCATGGTGTACCAAACATGAAGAACAGAAGTATGGGTAAAAGACCAGCGCAGGTCTCCATATGGAGTTAGCACCCTCTGCCGAGGCCTCGTAAAACTACGATTAAGCAGTTAAGATTAGGACGAGACGGGTATCCTAACTTCATGTTATTTGGTGATGTAGCTCAGTTGGTAGAGCAAAGGACTGAAAATCCTTGTGTCGGCGGTTCGATTCCGTCCATCACCACACAATACGCCTGCATCGCATAGCGGCAATTGCAACTGACTGTAAATCAGTTCTCGTTTGAGTTCGGAGGTTCGAGTCCTTCTGCAGGCACACATTGGAATATAGCTCAGTAGGTTAGAGCATTTGACTGATATTCAAAAGGTCGCTGGTTCGAATCCGGCTATTCCAACATTTGGTTCTTTAGGCTAACGGATAAACCACTTCGCTACGGACGAAGAATTAAACGTTCGAATCGTTTAAGAACCACATTTTGGTACTGTGTCCGATTGGCAAGGTGGAGCTCTGCAAAAGCTCTTATGTTGGTTCAAATCCAACCAGTACCTCAAAAAAAAGTGGGTGTGTTGAAATGGTATCATTACGGTCTCCAAAACCGCAGTTCGAGGTTCGAATCCTTGCACCCGCGCCAAAATGGCGAGATAGCTCAGATGGTTAGAGCGTAGGATTCATAAACCTAAGGCCAGCAGTTCGATTCTGCTTCTCGCTACTAAAAAATTAAACAAATGAAAAGGTTCAGATCAGTAGACAACAGAGTGGTAGAGGTTGTTGAACATACTCTAGGAATCTTGAAAAGGTACCCTAATTTAAAAGTTCATATTGGCACTGATTCTCAAAATATAGGATTAGAAACCATTTATGTAACTGTAATAGCGTATCGTTTTGGTATTAGAGGTGTTCATTACATCTATACAAAAGAAAAAGTTCCACTAGTACGAGATATGTTTACAAGATTATTTGATGAATGTGTTCGTACTTTAGAAGTGGCAGAATGGTTTACCCAACAAATCAACGTAAATGTTGAGATTGATATGGACTATAACCAAGACGAAATTGCCCCTAGCCATAAGCTTATAGGAGCAACTCGCGGGTGGGCTGTATCGTTGGGATATAAAGTGAATGTCAAGCCTGACATTCAAATTGCAACTAGAGCGGCAGATTATCACTGCCGCTAAATGGTGGGTGTAGCTTAATTGGTAAAGCACTAGATTGTGGTTCTAGCAATTGTGGGTTCGAGCCCCATCGTTCACCCCAAAGGAAGATTGGCTGAGTTGGTCTAAAGCGGCACCCTGCTAAGGTGTTAATCGGGAAACTGGTTCATTGGTTCGAATCCAATATCTTCCGCAAAATAGTTTGGTAAAATAAAAATTATTTTGTATATTTATGCCGAAGTGGTGGAATTGGTAGACACACTGGTCTTAGAAACCAGCGCTGAATAGCATTACGAGTTCGAGTCTCGTCTTCGGTACCATTTGTCTTGATAGCTCAGTGGTAGAGCAAGCGGCTGTTAACCGCTAGGCCGTAGGTTCGAATCCTTCTCAGGACGCAAAAAGACGCTCCGTTCGTCTAATTGGTTTAGGACATTCCCCTTTCACGGGAAAGCTTACGGGTTCGAGTCCCGTACGGAGTACAAAAGTATATCGCGGGGTAGACTGGAGATGGCACCAGCTGGGTCTCATAAGCCCAACCACGAGGGTTCGAATCCCTCTCCCGCAACCAAAGGGCTGTTAGTTCAGTTGGCTAGAACGTCTGATTTGCATTCAGAAGGTCATCGGTTCGACTCCGGTACGGTCCACAAAAAATGCTTCCTTAGCTCAGTTGGTAGAGCTCCCGCCTTGTAAGCGGATGGTCGTTGGTTCGAATCCGACAGGGAGCTCAAACGCGGCAGTAGCTCAGTTGGTAGAGCATAACCTTGCCAAGGTTAGGGTCGCTGGTTCGAATCCAGTTTGCCGCTCAATTCGCGATAATAGCTCAATTGGTAGAGCATCGTCCTTCCAAGTCGGAGGTTGCAGGTTCGAGTCCTGTTTATCGCTCAAATGGTTCGTTAGTAGAGTTGGTTACAATATCGCACTGTCACTGCGAAGGTCATGGGTTCAATTCCCATACGAACCGCATTTAGGGGAATATATCAATTGGTTAGATTACGTGCTTTGGGAGCACGAGGTTGTGGGTTCGAGTCCCGCTTCCCCTACACAGCTTTTCCATAGATTAAAAAATATAAGAACAACATATGTATAGCAAGATGGACATTAATAAAATATTTGATCTATTTGATCAATCCTCATCATCTTCTCCTTCTATTGAAGAAAATGAACAGCTCTTTGATTTAAAAAATACACCTGTATTTTGGTTAGGGATGTTTAAAAAAATTATTATTAGTAATAATCTTTTATATTTTCAATTAAATTCAATTTTGCCTGATGGTGTTGATGCTAAAGCTCTCACTAATAATGTAATCTATAATAGAAGTTGGGAATTTATTGAAAAAATAGATATATCTAAAACTACCCATATGGATGCCCTTAAATTATTAGCTGATAATACTTTTATAAAATGTTTTGGTTTAGCTATTTCTTATTATGAATCTAATGAAGAATATGAGAAATGTGCCCATCTTAAAAAAATTCAAGACAGAGCTAGAGAATTTGCGAATAAAGCTTGATTCTTTAGTATTTTGTTATTATATTAATCTAAAAAACACATTTATGAGAAACAAAGACCTAGCCATGGCCAAGTTAGAAAAACTTGAAGGCAAATTAAAAACCATGTATGTTATGCTTGATCGTCCAGTAAGCAAAGAAGATTACAACCAAGTAATTGTAAGTGCCGAAGAAATTATCGCTGATCTTAAAACCATGGTCCAACGTGAAGAATAATCTTTAAACTAATCAGTTATGAAACTTACAGCAGAACAAATCCAAGAAAATTGGGAACAATTTATCCAACACATCAATACTTGGATATCTTCTCCCCGCAAAGAAAAATTGTTAGAATTTTACGAGCAATATAAAGATCGTTTAATTCTAATGCCAGCCGCTCACAAAAAAGAATATCACAACGTTTTTCCGGGTGGTTATATCGAACACGTTAATCGTGTTGTAGAATGTGCCCTTAAACTTAACAATTTATGGGGTGAAATGGGAGCAGATTTAGATACATACACAATCGAAGAACTTGTATTTTCTGCTATTAATCACGACTTAGGTAAAATGGGAGACGAGCAAAACGAATCTTATGTTACCCAAACAGACCAATGGCGTCGAGACAAATTAGGTGAAGATTATATGTTTAATAATAAAGTAGCATTTGCCTCTGTTCCTGATCGTGGTTTGTATTTGCTTCAGTCTCACGGTGTTCAATATTCATTCAACGAAATGTTAGCCATTCAGACTCACGATGGTTTGTACGATGAAGGGAACAAAAAATATTTAATGTCCTATGCTCCTGAGCAAAAACCTCGTACTTGTCTTCCATTTGTCCTACACCAAGCCGATTTAATGGCAGCTAGAATTGAATTTGAAAGAGAATGGTTACCTAAGTTTAAAAATCCTGTGGAGGCCCCTAAGAAGAATTTTACATTGGACACAAACAAAAAACCTACTCCCTCAGCAGCTAAAATCAAAGCTTTAGGTTCACTTAAAAGCGAAGGATTAAAAAATCTATTAGATAGTATATGATAATATTAGTAGCAATTTTAGCGTTAATGGTCGTGATCCTAGGATACACGACCTTTAATCTTCTCCATAAAGTCGAACGACTAGAGGATGAACTTAATAAGCGTCAAGATATTATAACTTCATACCAAACTTATATTAATAGTTTGGGGGAAATTATACACAATGTAAATGATAGAATAGATGCAATAGATGCTAGTGGTACTTTTAAAAGTGATGATGAAGTAGGTTTTTTCTTTACACGTCTCAAAGCTTTGAGCGATATGTTAAAACCCTATAACATTAAATTATGATTGAAGCCCCCCCTAAAAAAGGAACCCAGTATTTTACCCAAGAAACTGAAGATGCTATTGTTAAATACAACAATACTACTGATGACTATATTAAGGATAAAATTTATACAAGATATATTCATTATCCTTTTTTCAAATTAACCGAAAATATAATTCATACCTTTAAATTTTATTACACCGAAGTTGAAAATATTGAAGACTTACAGCACGAAGTAATAACATTTTTAATATCTAAAATTCATTTGTTTGACCCCAGTAGAGGAGCTAAAGCATATTCATATTTTGGGACTATAGCTAAACGTTATTTGATATTATCCAATAATCAAAATTATAAACGTAGAGTAGATAAAGTAGAAATTACTGAATTAGAGGAAGATGAAAATTATACTTATAATTTAGAAGAACAAATTAACAATGTCCCTAATAGTAGATTAATAGAATTCATGGACTTCTATATACAACATTGCACCGAAAATATTTATAAATTATTCCCTAAAAAAGACGATGCTCAGGTTGCGGATGCTATTTTAGAGCTTTTTAGAAAAAGAGAAGATATAGATATTTTTAATAAAAAAGCACTTTACATATACATTCGTGAACAGATTGATGTAAAGACCCCAAAAATTACTAAAATAGCTAATCAATTGGGTCACATATTTAAAATAAATTATTCATTTTATCTAGAAAACGGATATACAAAGTTTGAATAAACCCATATTTATAAACACAATAATAATATAGATATGAGTCAGTTTGATAAAATTGTATTTGGTAAAAAAACTTTTGCCAATATTTTAGAAGAAATATACGATAACCAAAAAAAGAAAGATAAGCAAGTTACCGCGCTTATAGGTGAACTTAAACCTATGATAGAAGAAATAGGTGATGCTACTCTTATAGTTCCATTAATTAAAGAATATATGGAAATTGGTGTTAAAAACGATGATTTACTTATTAAAATGGCTGCTTTAGCACAACGCGCCATGAGTAATCAAAGTAGTGAATCTTTAGGTATATCCGACGAGGAAAAACAACAATTACTTGATGAAATAAATAAGTACAAATCTGAATAATGGCTGCTCCTAAAGGTATAATAGCTATAAATAGAGTAGCCAATCGCTCTAAGGACAACAATTTTAATCTTTTTACAAGATTAGGCCTTAATAGTCTAATCACAACAGGAAGGGTTATTAGTATAGTTTTGGATGACACCCATCCCAGATTTGAAGAATTAGGAGAATGGAATGGGTTGGGAACTATTGAATATGATATTATTGATTCCCCTACCCCCCCAAATCAACTATACCCCACAGCAAAGCCTTTAGAGGCTTCATATAAAACTTTTCCGCTTATAAATGAAATAGTTTATATATTAAGTTTACCTAATACTAATATGGGGACATTTGCTTCAAGCAAAATTAATTATTATGTATCTACTATTGGGGTTTGGAACCATCCACACCACAATGCATTCCCCCAAAATTCAAACATTTTACCTCCATCTCAACAAAAAGATTATCAACAAACCCAAGCAGGTAGTGTTAGAAGAGTTACAGACCAATCAACAGAAATATTTTTAGGAAATACTTTTAAAGAAAGAGCTAATATTCATCCCCTTTTACCTTACGAAGGAGATAGAATTGTAGAAGGAAGGTGGGGAAATAGTATTCGTTTAGGTTCAACTGTTAAAGGAACTATTAAGCCTAACGAATGGTCTTCAACAGGAGAAAATGGTGATCCTATAACAATTCTAAGAAATGGGCAGGGAAAACAATCTAATGAAGGGTGGGTTCCTATAACTGAATCGGTAAATAATGATGATTCTTCTATTTATTTAACATCTACCCAAAAAATTCCAATAAATATTTCAAATGCTAATTTTACTAGCTACATTACCCCACCTACAAACCCTAATCAATATTCAGGCCGACAGATAATTTTAAATTCAGGAAGATTAGTATTTAATACTACACAGGATCATCTATTATTATCTTCTCAAAAATCAATTAATTTAAGTGCCAACGAATCTATAAATTTTAATACTAGTTCTCCTATAGTTTTAAGTACATATCCTGTTGATAAGGGAGGTGGTATATTTTTGGGAGATAAAAGAGCTAGTGAATCTGTTTTATTAGGTAATTCTACTGTTGATTTATTAAGAACTCTTTTAAACGAATTAAAAGCTTTAACCCAAATTTTATCAACTCAAATAGGAGTACCTCCAGGAACACCACTTGCTCCTACAAACACCCAAGCTGCATTAACTAATACTACTATTACTAATTTACTTAATCAGTTAGAAGGTTTAAAATCTAATACTGTAAAAATTTCATAGTATGGTGGAAGCAGATATATTTCAATTTGTTTTAAATCCTGCTCCTAAACCTACTCCCCAAGAGATAGAAAAACAAAGACAGGAAGAAGCTGCAAAAAGGAGGCAAGCACAAGAAAATACTGAGGTGCAACAGGTTGATCCTAAAGTAGTAGAAGATAGTATTCCTCAAGAATTAAAGCCTAAAGGAAAACAAGCCTTAGGTAAACGTATTTTAGATCTAGGTAAAAAAATACTTCAATTAATTTTACCTAAGCTCACATCTATGATTAAACAATATGCTATAGGAAGATTTGAAGAAATTAAAGCCCAAGCTACCACCCCAGAACAAATAGAAAAAGTAAAACAAGAATTTTGCCCTGCCCCCACAGAATTAGCTAAATTAATTCAAACTCGAGATAATATTGTAGACCAATTAAATAGTATAGGCAATAGATTAAATGGATTAAATTTTAGTATAGGGATTACCCAAGATATAACTAATGCTTTGGGACAATTATCTACTATTATTGAAAATGTTAAAATAGGACTATCAGCAGCCGCTAAAGTTATCCCAATAACCCCAGGTTCTATCCCCGCCATATTAAGTGATTTAGAAACACTTGATGATAAAATAGTACCTATTTTAGAAAAAAATCAAGGAGCATTAAATGCCACTCCAGTT